AATGAAACAAGATCTTTGCAACTGGACAGAACGAGAAGTAAGACGAATTCCAAATCTAGGCGTAAAAGGATTGCAATTTGTTAAAGAGGCAATGGTGTTGCATGGTCTTAAATTTAAGGGACAAGAATGAATCAGCCGTACATAAACATTGAGCAAGGGTCGAACGAATGGAAAGTTGCTCGTTTGGGTCATGTGACTGCCAGCAACATGGCTGACGTTATGTCTAAAGGCAAGGGGTCTGCTGAGGCGATAGGGCGTTATAAATACAAGGTCCGACTGGTGGCTGAGAGGCTCACACAGACTGCGGCTGAGTCGTTTACAAATGCCGCTATGGAGTGGGGCGTTGAGCATGAGCAGTTTGCCGCTATGGAGTACGAGGCGGCAATGAATGTGTTTACTGACAAGACTGGATTCTGGTTACACCCTGAGATTAAATGGCTCGGAGTGTCGCCAGACCGCCTGGTCGGTCAGGAGGGTCTCATTGAAGTCAAATGCCCTAACACTACGACACATCTTGGTTATTTGTTCGAAAACAAAATCCCTACGGACTATTACAAACAGATTCAATGTCAATTGTGGGTCACGGGTCGCCAATGGTGCGATTTCGTGTCCTACGACCCACGACTGCCCAAGCGCAATCAATTGCTGATTGTGCGGACAGAACGAGATGAAAGTCTCATCAAAGAGATGGAAACCGAAACGGTAAAGTTTTTGGGCGAAATCAATCAATTAATCATCAAACTTGAAGGATAAACATGGCGGTCAATAAATTCATAGGCATTGGCAATTTGGGCAAAGAACCCGAAATGCGATTCATGCCGGACGGCAAAGCGGTTTGCAATTTCAGCATCGCAATCAGCGAAAAATACAAAGACAAATCGGGCGAAGCCAAAGAAGTAACCGAATGGGTCAACGTTGCGTTGTTTGGCAAATTGGCTGAAATCGCGGGCGAATACTTGAAAAAAGGTTCAAAAGTTTACATCGAAGGAAAAATGAAAACCGAAAAATATTCCAAAGATGGTGTCGACCGATACACGACAAAAATCATTGGCGAGAAAATGGAAATGCTGTCAAGCAAAGGTGAAGTCGAAAGCAAGCCAAAAGCCAAAGCCGAGCCAGCAGGGTTTGAAGATATGGACTATGACATTCCATTCTGATTAGAATGGGTTGAAGTTGCCATTTGGGGGGTGTCGAAAGATGCTCCCCTTTTTTTGTATCCCCATGCCGCACCCGCATTACCAGTTTTTACAATTTGGTCTGAGGGCAAAATGTTTGGTCATTGTTCTGAATCATGGTAAATGCTTCATTTTGTAAAAAAGTGTTGTATTTTCAACAGATTTGCATTTTTTTTGCCAGAAACGCCAGAAACGCGGCTTTTGGATATAATACTAATCATGACGAAACGTCATACATTAATCATCTTAAAAGGAACGAATCATGAAAAGCACAGCATGGAAAAAAGACTATTTAATCGTTTTATTTAGCGATTACGACAACACATGGCGCGATGTAACCATTCCTTGCACATTTATGCAAGCAATCCGATTTGCACGTGCCAAACGTTGGCGCATTGACAGCAACAATGTTCGTTTGGTTACATTGGCAGAATTTGCAACACTTCCACAAGCCAAGGTGAAAGCATGAAACATATTAAACAATTTGCAATTTGGGTCGCTGAAGGCCTAATTGGCTTGGCGTTAATCGTTGCTGGCGCTTTTTTCTTGGTCGAATATATGGCTGGATGTGGTGAGCATTACATCGACAGCAAAGGCGTTAGCCACGCCAATCAATGTGTTTTTATCAATCGTTAATCATCAAAAGGAAATTTAATCATGGCACACGAACTCACTATCCGCGCTGACGGCTACACCGAAATGGCTTTTGTTGGCGCCACACCTTGGCACGGCTTGGGTCAAGCATTAGACCAAAATGCCACAATTGAACAATGGCGCGTAGCCGCTGGAATGGATTGGAGCATTGAAAAATCGCCTGTTTGTTATATGCCCCACGGCTTTTATGGCGACGTTTCAAATTTTCCCAAACAAAACGTTTTGTATCGTAGCGACAATTACGAGCCTTTGTCTGTCGTTTCAGACCGTTATCAAGTCGTTCAACCCGCAGAAGTGTTGGAATTTTTCCGTGATTTGGTCGAACAATCGGGTTTTCGCTTGCATACAGCCGGCACATTGTTTGGTGGTAAGCGTTTGTGGGCATTAGCCGAAACGGGCAAATTTGGCGAGGTCACACAAGGCGATGGAATCGGTGGTTTTTTGTTGTTGTCCACGTCAGCAGACAAATCATTAGCAACCACAGCACGATTCACCAGCGTGCGCGTGGTGTGTAACAACACATTGTCTTTGTCCCTGCAAAACAGTGCGCATAGCGTGTCATTTACGCACGCCCGTAAATTCGACCATGAATTGATGAAGTCAAAATTAGGCGTTGCTGTTGCATCGTTTGACAGTTTCATGGAAATGGCAAAACATTTGGAACGCCAACGTATTACAACCGCACAAGCGGATAATTTCATCAAACGTATTTTGTTTACGGCTGATCAATTGCAAAACACCGATTTAAATTTGGAAAAAAATCGCCCGTACAACAAAATTTTGGATTTGTTCAAAGGCGAAGCCAAAGGCGCGGACATTGTTGGCGACACCAAATGGGCATTGCTTAATTCCGTGACGGAATATTTTGACCACCATCATCCATCGCGTACAAACGATGCACGATTGAACAATGCATGGTTTGGCAATGGCGACACAATCAAAAACCGTGCTGTTGCTGTGCTAACATCTTGACAGATATTATGTGTTTGCTATTATCCTCGTCATCTAATACATGAAGGGGATATATGGCAAACGCGGCAACAAAGGTGCGTGATTTATTTAAATTGACACAGCGACCAATGACATTGACGGAAATCAGGAAAAGCCAACCTGATTTAAAAGCCAGTCAAATATCAATGGCGCTGTGTTATTTGATGCGGCAACGATACATGACACGCGAAGCAATTAAAAACGAACACGCGCGTGGACGCAAAACAGTTTGGTTGTACACATATTACAATCAGAAAATGCCAATCGTTCATACGTTTCAAGCCGATGTGTCGTGATTGCGATTATGCAAAAACAAAGCAACATCATGGCGGTTATACGTTTACGTGTTTTGGTTGTCGTGAGCGTTTGCTGTTAAACGAGCCATGCAAATTGATGCGTGAAACGTTGTCCAAAATGTTGCGTAAATGGGGCGATGTGCCCGAATGGAAAATTGAGCCGAATTGTGGTTGCATCAAATCATGCAAACGCAGACAATATCAAAAAGGTTAAATCATGCCAATCAGCAAAAAATCCGACGGGTGGTATTGGGGCAGTAAAGGTCCTTTTGACACCAAACAAAAAGCAATTCAAGTGGGTCAAGCGGCTCACGCATCAGGTTACAAGGAAACCACCATGGACGCAATTGTTGGCACGTTTATTAGCACGTTGTTGCATTCCGCAACGCTTACTCATTTGATGCATTTCAAATCCACATCGTATAGCCAGCACGTTGCCTTGGCGGCATATTACGATGCAATACCCGAATTGGTTGATGGTTTGGTTGAATCAATCCAAGGCGCGTATGAGCAAATCATTGAGCCATATCCATCAATGTTTGGCAACGGCAATGGTGACGACCCATTGGCATACATGGTTAGCCTACGCAATTACGTGCGCGATTATCGTGGGCAAATGCCACAAGACAGCGAAATACAAAACGAAATTGACACGATTTCCACATTGTTAAATCAAACGGTGTACAAATTGAAATTTTTGAAATGACACGAAAGCACAATACATGACAAAATTAGCAATCAAATATAAAAAACCAGCCGAACTCGTTGTCTACGCAAACAATTCCCGCACACACAGCGACACACAAGTTGCTCAATTGGTGGCAAGTTTGCAGGAATTTGGCTTTACCAATCCCATATTGATTGACGCAACAAACGGAATCATTGCGGGTCATGGTCGTTTACGTGCGGCTATTGAATTGGGTTATGAGACCGTTCCAACCATTGAATTAAGCAATTTAACGGATGAGCAACGTCGTGCTTACATCATTGCTGACAACAAATTGGCATTAAATGCGGGTTGGGACAATGAATTGCTGGCGTTTGAATTGCAACATTTACAAGACGTGGGCTTTGATTTGGAATTGACGGGCTTTAATGCCGATGATTTAAAAGCGTTGACGCTTGAAAACCCCGACATTGACGAAGATTTTAAAGAGCCATCCGATGAAAGCCGCAACACATTGTTGATTGAATGTACGGGTGAGCGTGAATTGGAAACGCTTTATGAAGAGATGCAAAAGCGGGGCTTTCAATGCAAAATTTTGAGTTAAC